CGACGTTTTCTGATTTGACATCATATATCTCGACTCAATTCATTTCTCCTGTAAGTGTTAAGACTGTCGCAAGTGGGAACGATTCAATCGTTAATAAATTCGGATATAACACTGACATAGATACGACAAGCAAAGAGGTTGTTGCTTCGTTTGGTGGTGCGTTTGATCCATCAACATCTGTAATGTCAACCGCACAGACATTTACAGTTACTTATAATAATACGACAGACGGTTCATCAGGAACGGGTGCAAGAATGTTGCAGTTTAGTTATTTAGATGAAAATTTCAAAGCACAAATTGGTTTTCACACTTTAGGTTCAAGCGGTTCTGATGTGACAAGTTTCACAGGGGTTGGAATCAATCGTGTTGTTGTTGTTTCTTTTGGTGGTGCGGTTTACAATAATAATAATATAACAATAACAGCAACAACAGACGGAACAATTCAGGCACAAATACCAGCTCAGAAGTCAGTAACTCAACAAGCAATTTATCACACGCCAATAGCAAGAACGTTAAATGTAAATTTTCTGAAAATATCAACGCTAAAATTGGCGGGTGGTGGAGGTTCTCCTGTTGTTAATGTTATTGGATATTCTTATTCAAGAGTAACAGGAGGACGTTATGCCGTGATAGATATTGAGATTGATACAAGTATCGAGAATAATCTAACTGTAAATTTACATGAGGCAATTACTTTCACTGGTCGAGAGGTTGTATATTTTGAAGCATCGACAAGTGTTAACAACACGAAAGTGTCACTACGTTTTAGTGGTGTTGAAACTGACTCGTAAAAACATGACAATAAAATCATCTTATTAAAATGACATCGTACATATCTAAATTCAATTTTTATTTAATGGCATCAATCGGAGCGTTTTTCGTTCCTATTCTATGGGCATTCGCATCCGTGGGCATCATTGTTGTGATTGACACAATTACTGGAGTGATTAAAGCTGGAAAGAAAGACATTAAAGATGTAAAGTCAAGAAGATTAGGTCACGTCATTTCTAAACTCATATACTATATGAGTGCGATTTTGATAGGTCGAATCTCTGAATTGTACATTGACGATCAAATACCTTTTGTTAAATTGTGTTTAGTTGTTGTGTTGATTATCGAAGTGAAATCAATTGATGAGAATTTCAGAGATACATTCGGATTCAGTTTTGTTGATAAGATGTTAAATGCATTTAAGTATTTCAATAGGAAAGATTAAAACAGTTCTGTATCTTTATACTGTTTTCATATACAAATAGTTTTTGTCGGTTCGGTTTCTTTGTGAGTCGAACCGATTTTTTTTGTAAATTAATCTAAAAATAAATATATGAGTTTTGACGAAAAGTACAAAGGCGTAACAATTAAAGGTGCGTCACTTCCTGATTTCGAGGTGTCCTCAAAAATGTGGATTCGATTATCAAAAGAGATTGAAAGCGAATACATTCCAAAACTAAATGATACACTCTTATATGATCCGCTTGGACTTAAACTGTTAATGATTATAATGACTCAAAAAGAGGGGTATTATAAAGGAACACGTTCATATAGGACAAACAATCCAGGCAACATCGGGAACACAGACAACGGACTGAACAAACAAATTGAGTCTTTGTCTGAGGGTATTCAAGCACAAAAAAATTACATTTTAAAGGTTGCAGAAGGTAAACATTCAGCTTACCCAATGGGTAAAAGAAAGATAATAAAACCGTACTACTCTCCTGAAATTGCGAAACATTCTAAACTCTACGGAATGAGTCCGTATTTGCCTGGGTATGATTTCGTTTATACTGGAGAACTGCAACAATTCGTCAAGATTTATTCAACTGGTGCGAGAGGTGGAAATTCTTATTTATCAATGATAATATCATACTTTGCAAAGAATGGAATCGTACTGACTCCAACATCAAAAATTCAAGACATCATAAAACTACAACCATGAAAAAAATAATCTTTTTAAGCGTTCTAATCGCATTAAGTTCTTGCGGTGTTAAATACCATTCAAACAAGATAGAAAAGCACACAAACAAGCTAATAAGCAAAGGTATCGTAATTCCTAAAGATACAGTTACAGTTGTAAAGAATGATACTTTAACATTTGTCGAGCATAGAAACGATACTACTTTTATTACAAAATTAATAACTAAGACGATAACACTAGAACCTACTATTCAAGTTAAAGACCGTTGGCAAGTTAGAACAGAAACGAAATACAAGTACAAGACTATTCGAGTACAAGCCAAACAAACTACCAAACAAACTAAGGAACAAACTAAGCAAGTCAAAGCAGAAAACAAAACTAAATGGTGGATATGGTTACTAATCGGTTTAGTTATAGGTTGGTTAATAATCGGTTTAGTTGTATTTTGGTTTATAACTAATTATATTAACTAAATGAAAAAAAGACTATTTTACGACATAGAAACTAGTTTTTGTCAAGGGCATTTTTGGAGACCTGGATGGAATCAAAACATACTACCACATCAAATAACAGACTACGCTAAAATAATCTCTATCCATTGGAGTTGGGAGGGTAGCGATAAAGTATATAATTTAGATTGGGGTTTAAATAAGCAATGCGACAAAAAGATGCTTAAAAAATTCATCAAAGAATTAGATAAAGCAGACGAAGTAATCACTCACAATGGTAAACGATTTGATACCCCGTGGATTCGTACAAGGGCATTATTTCACGGTTTAGATATGAGATACCAATACAACGAAGTAGATACCTATAAACTATGTAAGAAGTATTTAAACCTACCGAGTAACTCTTTAGCTGAAGTATGCAAGTACTATAACTTAGAAGCTAAAAAATCAGCAGGTGGAATAGATACATGGATAAACGTAATATACAAAAAAGACAAAGAAGCATTAGACCATTTACTTTATTATGGCGATGGCGACATAGTAAGTTTAAAAGCGGTCTATTATAAATTACGTCCTTATATAGCGCCTAACTTTCAATATGCAGTTAAGAACGGAGATAGTAAATTTCATTGTCCAGAATGTTCTGCTTTACCTTATTGGAATAAAACCTATACTACTGCACAGGGAACTATACAACATTATATGAAGTGTAGGGATAAAGAATGTCGTACTACATTTAAGATAAACAATAAAACTTACCAAGATTGGTTTAAATATAAAGTATTAAAAGGAATAAAACACTAACCACTACAAACAAATCGAAACCGTTTATTAATTTAGACGGTTTTTTTTATGCTCTGAAAGTACTATAAACACTACAAAACAAAAATAAATTAAAAATAATTGTTAATAAGTATTGCATTTATAAACATTATACATATCTTTGTTAAACACAAAACAAATAATTATGAAAATTTATCTATTAAAAAACGGTACAGAAGTACTAAGAGCGTTTGAAGATTATGATACTGCGGTATTAAAGAAAGCGATAAGCAATGACAATCTAACGATTCAAACAGTTGATTACTCAGATAGTGTAATGGACGTTGAATTTTCGGGTGGTTCGGTTAAACTACTTGACGATGATTTTAATGAAGAATTAGAGATTAAAATTAAGAAGAATACGACCACAGGCGATGAACTTGAATATCTTGATATTGTATCAATCACTTTACACGGTAAGAATGTATTTGACTTAGGATTTACTCCAAATACAGTTAGACGAATAACAACCGAATCAGAGAATTACGCTGATGATTTATGGGAGAAACGATTTGATAAATAACGGATGGTAATATGAATTTTAAAAATTATGGACTATGAAAATAAAAATATTAAATACAAGACACATTAAAATACAACCGATAATTGGATTCGGATATTGGAAAGATATTTATAAAAAAGAAAAGGAGGGGATTAATGGCGTAACTCACAACTTTATAATACCTTTCATTAGAATACAATGGGGTTACTTGATAGCAGAAATTGAGTAATTTTTATTATTTATATTACGTGTTAGCATTAGCGAAGCGTAGTTTTAATTAATGCTAACTACAATATAAACACACATTTACACAGGGGAAATGCAAAGAATATCAGTGAGTTATACTAATAAAAACAAAACTATGAATACAACAGAAAAACTAAGAAACTTTTTTAACTCAAAGTTAATCAAGGAAACAAAAGAAGTTGAAAACGAATGGAACGATGAACCGAAATTAAGAATATCTAAGACGGTGCAGCCTGATGAAAGACTACCTTTTAATGAAACTTTTTTAAACGCATACAAATACCTAAACAATAAAATATGACCAGAGAACAAAGACTAGCAGGTGTAAGGGAATATATATCTTACTACAGGCTAGATACAAAGAGCAGACGTAGAGAAAACGTTTATAAAAGAGATTATCTTTATAAGTATCTAGATAACGTTCTTAAAATGACTTTAACAGAAATAGGCAAGGAGTTCAATAGAGACCATGCAACTATTATTTATGGTATAAAGACTTTTAATGACCTAGAAAATGATAAATTATTCAAGTCAGTAACAAGGGAAGTAAGAAATATATTCCCTTTAAATGACGAAGTAAATGAAGATTTTTATTTAGATGCACTTTTAGAAGTAAATGAAGATTTTTATTTAGGTACACTTTTAGAAGTAAAATCTTTAGTTACTTTAGAGGACTTTTTAAACAAAAAACAATGAGTGGTTTTATACAGATACATCGTAAAATATTGGAGTGGGAATGGTATAATGATAAGAATGTTTTTAGGTTGTTTATGCACTTACTTTTACATGCAAATTACAAGGACAAACGATATAGAGGGGTGCTTTTAAAATCTGGTTCAATTATGACAGGGCGCAAAATCCTTGCAGAGCAGACAGGACTAAGCGTACAGGAAGTTAGGACTGCATTAGCTAAATTAGAACTAACCAACGAAGTAACCATCAAAAGCACCAAGCAAGGCACTATAATTCAGCTAGTTAACTATACTAAGTATCAAGTGAGCAACCAACAAAACAACCAACGAGCAACCAACGAGCAACCAACGAGCAACCAACGAGCAACCACTAACAATAAGGGTAATAAAGAAAATAAAGAAAATAATATATTTAGGCAGTTTGACCATTTGAAAATAACAACGGAAGAGAATAATAAACTTTTAGTTGATTGGAACGCAAACCAAATAAATAATATTTTGGATAGTATAGAAAATTATAAAAACAACACTTCTTATAAATCTTTATA